GGATACTGAGGCTATTATGAATACTTTAGTAGATTATGAATTAGATAATAAAGAGTGGAAAAAGAACTTGAGAAATCTTTGCATATTTAAAACTAAAGAAAAACAAATAATCAAGTTTAGGACAAAAGTAAAAGATTTTAATAATATTACCAATACAAAGAAATATGGTAGTATTAAAGTAATAGAGTATTTTGAGAAAGAATATAAAGATTGTGTAATACTTAATCTTCTACCTCAGAATAAGGCTTTTGAGTATTTTGTTAAATATATTAAATAGGTTAATGAAATAAATAAACTTCTTTGGCACATAGAAGGTAGAGGATAGCTTAAGGTGATACCAATCCAATACAAAAATGTGCCAATAATTTGAAAGGTTAAATAAATAATAAAATGGAGATTAAAAAATGAAGAAAGTAAAATTATTAGTAATAGCAAAAGATTATAATGGTCATAAAGATATATTATTTATGATGAATGAAAATGATAGCAGAATTACTGAAAATGGTAAATCAAATAATGGCAACTATGAGATTTTAGATTATGGTGATTTTGAAAATAATATATTGACAGTAAGTGATAATGTTAAATATAAAGTGTTTGAAGATTGGAGTGTAAAGGAAATATAAATAGGGAGAAAACAATGAGAGAAAAAATCACTAGCATAATATTTTATATATGTCAGTTATACTTGATTTATCTGTTAATTATGGAACTTTTAAAATAAGGAAGGAGAATACATGAGTGAATATTATTTAAGAGTAGATGAACATACTCCAATGCTTTTAAAGGCTTTGATTAGATATGGACCTTATAGGCAGAATTATTATGCTAAAGAATTGGGGATTAAGCCTAGCAATTTATCATCTTACTTGAATGGAAAAAAGAAGATGTCAAAAGAATTATGTGGTAATTTGTTGGGGTTATTAGGATTCAATCCTTCATACCCATATATACACATAGAAAACAATTTAAGATTTACAAATAAATAAACAAAGGAGGGCATTATGCCTGTAAAAATACATGGGAAAGATTACACAACTTGTGCAGAAAGATTAGCAACTTTTCACAAGAGATTTAAAGACCAAACTAAATCAATTATCACAGAGATTATTCAATTCAAAGATGGTATTGTTGTAGTGAAGGCAGTAGTCAAGGTTGGTGAGGAAGTTTATGTTGGTCATGCTTATGAAGAAATAGGCTCAACACAGATTAATACTACAAGTGCTTTGGAGAATGGAGAAACAAGTGCAATTTCTAGGGCAATGAAATTCTGCTTAGGTGATGTTGATATATCTAATGAGATAGCTAGTGCAGAAGAAGTGGCTACTGCTATAAATAAGCAACAAAATGCACCCTCTAAGCCTGAAAAAGTTGATTTGAGTGGTGATGGTTGGAGAGATGAGCCTATTGGCTTTAAAAAGGGAAAAAATGAAGGCAAGAGTTATAGAGAAGTAGATGAGGAAACTCTTGTGTGGATCATAAATGATTGTAAGGTTGAAACTTGGAAGCAGAAAGCAGTTGCAGAAATGAAGCTAAGAGAAAATAAACCACAGGAAGCTGCTACAGAAGAAGCAGATGAATTGTTTGCATAATGAGTAAGAAAGAAGAACTGCATATCTTGTGGGGATTAGTGACAAGAATCAATAATATGGTCTTTGGATACCAACCAAGAGGAAGGGATTATAGACCTAGAAAAAGAAGGAGAAAAAGATGAGTGAAAAAAACAAACCAAGAGATGAATTTGATTATTCAGGTAAATTCTTTGATAAACTATATTCTAAATATTCAGCAGTAGCTATTAAGAAGGTAGAAAACAGGGTAGATATAATTGAAAAAAATTATAGCATACAAAGCATGAATATTGCAGATACTTACAAAGCAGTTATGTGGGAAATCTTTGAAATTGATAGAAGACTCAAGGAGATTGAAAAGTGCATGAAAATCAAAGAATAGTAAAAAATAACTGAGAGGGAAAAGTTCTGGGTTACAATTTAAAAGGAGAAAAAGATGATAGTAATATTAATTGTTTCACTTGTATTAAATGTATTGTTTCTAATTAAACTAAAATGGACACTTGATAAACTTCATAGAGTGTTAGGGAGATAATATGACATTCAATGATAGAGGCTGGGATAGACCTAAATTAATCTCAATTAAAAAACAATTTATTGAAGAAGCATATTTATATTCATTTAAATCAAGAGAGTTTACTTCAAACAGGCATGATTTTCATGAAGGTGGAATAAATGCAAAACAAAGAAAAATGTATGAAGGTAAATTAGGAGAAAAAATATTTAAACAATTCCTGATAGACAATAACATTGATTTTACTGAAGATTCTTCTCATCATACTGAAGCAGATAAATATGACTTTATCATCAATGAAGATTTATTGGTTGATGTAAAAACAAGAACAAAAGATTTTCATACTAGAACACTTGAGATGGTGGAACAATTCAATAAGAATCCAAAACATATTTATATATCTGTGCGATTATATGTTGAAGATAAAAATGGATTTATTATTGGCTGGGTTGGGAGAAGTGATATTAAAAAAATAAATAGAATAGAGAATAATGGGTATTTAGATAATTATGTTATTTATGATAATGAATTAAGGGATATGAATACTCTAATGGACAACATAAGAGTGTTGGGGAGATAATATGAATCAGGCTCTTGAGAGAAGAAAGGCTTATGGTAGAATAGGTGAAAAATGTTTTGAAAGATTCTGCTCAGTTAATAATATATTCTTTAAGCAGTTTGGAATAAGTAATGAAGAAGGCTTTAATATGGGTAAGGAAAATTATTTTAAAATCCCTAAGTTGATACAATCTTCTCCTGACTATATTATGGTAAGTGATAAGTTTCATTTTGTTGAGTGTAAGGTAGCAGATAAACAAACTGCATCTCATGTGAAAATAAAAGACCATGATTTAAAGTATTACAAACAATGGTCAAGTGTTGGGAGTTTGCTGTTTTACATTTATGATGATACCCACAAGGAATCTTTCTTAATTGAGTTGTGTTATATTGAGCAGCTATTTGAACATGGAGAACTTGAGGCTGGGTATTACCCTGAGAATAATAAAATGTTTTATATGATACCAATGGATAACATAAGAATGTTTGGGAGGAGAATATGAAGAATAAAACTTTACAATATGTTGAATGGATTAAAACTAAACAATGTCTTATATGTTATAAAGACAACCCTGATCCTCATCATCTTCAGGCAATTGGTATGGGAGGTAATCGTAAAAAACCTACACCTAGACATTATTCTTGTATCCCATTGTGTAGGCTACATCATAGTGAATTTCATTCTAAAGGGAAAACAGATTTTGAGGATAAATATATAATTGATTGTTGGAAAGAAGCTTGGAGATTATTAAGAGAATGGATATGTGTTAAACTTTTTAATTATTAAGGAAATATTTGTTAAGTTTGGGTTAAGGTTAAAAAAGGAGATTAATTATGAGCAAACGTTTTATTGATACATCAATATGGGGTAAGAGATGGTTTAGGGAGTTCCCACCAAAAATGAAGTTATTTTATTTCTATTTATTAACTAATTGTGATCATGCAGGAATGTATGATGTTGATTTAGAATTAGCTGAGTTTCAAATAGGAATGCCTGTTAAACAAGAAGATGTGGACAAGTATTTAAAAGACCACATTGAGGTAATAAAAGAGGATAAGTGGTTTTTAAGAAAGTTTGTTGATTTTCAGTATGGTATATTAAACCAAAATGTAAAAGCACATGCTAGTGTTATGAAAATATTAGATAAATATAACTGTTTAGAAACTGTTTCAAACAGTTTAAATACTGTATCTAGTACAGTTCAAGATAAGGACAAAGATATAAACATAGATAAGGTTAAGGATAAGGAGAAAGATATGAATCCAGCATTATTAAAAGTAAGTGAAAAACAAAAAAAGACAATAGGTTATAGAAGAACTATGTTTTTAAGAAAGGTAAGTGAGTTTGCAGAAGAATATGATAAAGAGATGAGAATTGATTTTGCTGATTATTGGACAGAATCAGGTGGTAATAAAATGAGATTTGAGAAGGAAAAAGTGTTTGATGTTTCTAAGAGGTTAGCAAGGTGGAGTAAAAATAACTTCAATAAGAAAGATGAAACTGGTAAGTTTAAGTTAGATGCTACAGGAAATTCTTACATAGGATATTGTAGCAAATGTAGAGTATCAGATTTTTTCAATAAATGGGAATTACAAAACATAGAGAGTAGATGTTGTAAAGTAAAAATAATTCCAATAAGAGAGGATAAATAAAAGATTAAAGAAGAAAAGAAACTGAGGGGAGTGTCCTTAACCTTTCAAATCCCTACACTCTCATAGGGTTTGATCTCCATGCTCCCCTCAATAAAATGTAATAAATGTGGAGAAAAGAAACCCCAAGATAATTTTTATAAGGTTTCAGGATATACAATAAAAACTTGTAATAAATGTTATAGCAAAATAAGAAAAAAAAGGAATAAAGAGATTGCCAAAAGAAAAAAAGCAGCTAAATGGTTTTAATTCTATGAATGTATTAAGTCTATTTAATGGAATGTCCACAGGGCATACTGCTCTTGATAATGTAGGAATAAAAGTAGGTAAGTATTATTCCTCTGAGATTAAATCTGCAGCAATAAAGCTAACCCAACACCACTATCCTGGTACAATACAACTTGGAGATGTTACTAAATGGAGAGAATGGGATATTGACTGGAAGAATATAGATATGGTTTTAAGTGGTAGTCCTTGCCAAGATTTATCTATAGCAGGAAAGAGAGAAGGTTTAGAAGGTGAGAGGAGTGGTTTATTTTGGGTATTTGTAGATATATTAAATCACATAAAAGAATTAAATTCTGATGTTTTGTTTTTACAAGAGAATGTTGGATCAGCACCTACAAAAGATGTTGGTATAATGTCAAGAGCATTAGGTGTGTACCCTGTTAGAATAAACTCATCTTTGGTTACTGCTCAATTAAGAGATAGATATTATTGGAGTAATATAAGAACTGCTCCTGATGGAATGTTTGGAGATATAGTTACAGATATTCCAGAGCCTAAAGATAAAAAAATTATGTTTAAAGATATAGTGCAAGGTGGAGCAGTCAAAGTAGATAAACATACTTGTTTAGCAGAGAGAACAATAGCATCAGCAAGTTATAAAGATTTATATAGTGATAAATGTCAAAAGTTTTTAAAAGAAAGAGAATCAAGGTCTATGATGAGTTTAGTTTATGAAGAAAAACACAGTTGTTTAAACACTGGTAGTGGAAAAATTAGTGAGAAAAAGAGCTCTCAAGAATCTTTAATACATAGAAACAATACTACAGGTATGATAACCTTAATTGAAGAAGAAGGTTATGTAAGGACAGTAAATAAGGTTGAAATGTGTAGGCTGCAAGGATTTCCTGATGATTGGTGTGATATACTTACAAGAGTAGAAGCAGGTAGTTTATTAGGTGATGGTTGGACTTTACCTATAATAGAACATATATTTGGTTATATAAAAAATGAATAACTTAGAAACTATAACAATAGACCATAAAGTCTTTTCAAGAAATGCTATAGATAAGATGCATTGGGCAGAGAAAGGAAGATTGAAAGGGCAGTACAGGATCTTAATCAGAAATCAGATGAGGTTGAATAAGATAAAAGCAACTGAAGATAAATGTGTAATAAAGATAGAATGTTATGTTAAAAGATTAATGGATACAGATAATATGTGGGGTGGATTAAAACAATTTATAGATGCTTTATGTACAGAAAACTTTATTTTTGATGATAGCACTACATGGTTAAATATTAAAGAAATTAGACAGATAAAAGCAAAGGAATCCAAAATAGTTGTAGAAAGAATGGTGTGTTCTTGATTATAATATGCCTATGGCTCAAGCTAAAAAAGATACAAAATCTACAGGCAGACCTAAGAAATATGATATAAATACAGAAGAAGTAGAAAAGTTGGCAGGATTTGGTTGTACTAACAGAGAAATAGCTAGTTTTTTTGGGTGTTCAGAAGATTTAATTAAAAAGAGTTATTCCAGTTTTCTGACAAAAGGGAGAGATGAGGGAAAAATTAGATTAAGAAAAATGCAATGGAATGCAGCAGATAGAGGTAGTGTTCCAATGTTAATATGGCTAGGCAAACAAGTATTAGGACAATCAGATAAACAAGAGATAACTGAAGTAAAACCAATAGATGATATAGTGTTTGATGGGTTGTAGTCTTACACTACATAAAGCAGACTATTTACCACACCAATTTGAATTTATAAAAAGTGGGTTTGTTGGAGAAAATAAAGACAAGAAAATAGTAGCCATGACAGGGGGTATGGGGAGTGGCAAAACATTTAGCTTCATAGTTAAGACAGCCATCAATCACATCACAAGAAAGAACAAAGAAGGTGTTAGCAATGGTTGGATCATATACCCTACTTACTCATTAGCAGAAGAGGTCTTTGTTCCTCCATTCCTAAAGATATTAGAAGACAAAGGTATTGCCTATGATTATAATGTATCTAAGCATACTATTAAAACAGCTTATGGAAACATAAAGATCTTCCAAATGATTAAGCCTGATAAGATTGTGGGTGTGTCTTTAAGTTATTGTGGCTTTGATGAGTTTGATGTATCAAGCTATAGGTATTGTGAAACAGCATTTAATAAAGCTATTGGTAGAATGAGGGATTGTGACAACCCTGAGATATATATAAC